TGATTTTTGATGCAAAGTAATGCCATATCTAGCTTCTAAATTGCTTTTGCGTCTGAGAATATTACGCAAGTCCATGCCAACGGCTTTTGCCATTGCAGCACCTGATTCATACGTATTCCAAAGTTCGACAAACTCTTGATCGCTGTAAGTAGGTTTTCCTGACATGACAACTCCAATAAAGTTGCCTAAAATTAAACTATATCAATGACAACCGCATGAATCTTAATGTAATTTGTTTGCAATTTAGTAAACAATGTTGTATTTATCTTGTTTCTTCTCTAACTGAATGTCCATATCAATACAAATTGCTTCAACCGTATTGCCCAATTTAATAATTTCAATTTTTTGTTGAGCAATTTCTTGTTCGCACTTTTGCTTGTCCAAGGTGTAAATTTCTGACTGAAAGAACTTGCATTCCATCGCTATGCAAATGTAAAGCAATGGAATGTAGATAGTCATTTCATATTCCTTAGGGTTTCGTAGGATTCGATGCAGGAGTTGAGTTTTCTGATGGCGGCATCTCCTTCACTGGCGATGGCGATAAGGTCTTCAGAAGCCTGTCCAGTAAGTTCGGCTGATGCTTCTCCGCTGTTATCTCCAGCGGCAACGGGGGCATCTGGGGCGGCTTGTAAGGGGCAGTCGGGGGCTTTGACAGGAATGAACAGCTTGAGCTTGCTATTGACAATATCATTACGCAACTTAGCTTCTTTGACCTTTGCAACATCATTGGCTTTCCTTAAAGTTTGTGCATATGTTTGGGCAACCTCACCCATACGTTGTTCTGTTTCCCGCGCCTTAGCATTCACGCCAGCAATTTCAATCTGCTGGCGGATGCCTTCATCATGCTGACCCTTATAGTATCCACTGCCAGCAGCAGACAGCACCGCCATCAAGATACCCAATAGAACCCAAGGATTAAAGAGGCTTAACATCATTGGCTTTCGTCATGGCATCAGTTTTATCTTTGCTTGACTTGCTTGACCCATAAAAGAACGAAATGATGGTGGCGACTGCTGTACCTAGCAAGAAGCCAAGAATGATGTTGGCAAAGTCCCTGCCGCCCTCTGGCAACAAAATAAAGGTTACGGCAAAAAAGTAAAGAACAGAAGTTGATGCCCAAAACCACGCATAGTAGTAAATGAAATTTTTGGCTGTTTTGTCATTTGGGTCTATTGGCGGTTGCATCTTTTCTACCTTTGCATTGTTAGTCAATTTTTGCCCATCCAATGGCTTAAATAGCCTATTAAAGACGACAAAGCAGACACTATTGCCATACCCGCCCAAAATCCGCCACGCCCTTGATTTGCAAGCGCAACCAGCTTTTCAATGGATAATTCCAATTTATCAATCTTGGTTTCCATTTGATCAAATCGGCGTTCATAGTCTTGAACCTTTTGCCAAAGCACCCCGTATTTAACTGGATCAATTTCCATGATCAGCTTTTCATCACATACGCAAGGGCGTAGTACGGTGGAAGATTTGCATTTGTTCCAGAAACACCAGTAGACGCATTGGTTGTGCCAACGGTGATGCCTGTAGTTGCTGCATTTGATGTAAATGAAGCAGTAATTAATGTGTCTCTAGGTACTGTTTGCGATCCTCCACCGGGCAAAGCAATACTATTTGCGGCGGTCATTGTGTGAGTGTGGCTGGGGTCTGTAACAGTAGATGTTGCCGTGTGGGTGTGCGAAACAACAATTGCATTTGCACTACCACCAGTAGCGGCAACAGAATAAGTTGAACCCGCGCCAACAACAAACCTGTCCCGCAAATCAGGTGTGCCGTTTGTTCCATCACACAAATACCAACCCAAGGGAACGCTACCAATTGAGCCATACCACAGCGAAATCATGCCCGTGGGAATGGTTGTGCCTGTGCTTGTGCCTGCAACGCCAATGATTCCATAAAGGTTGTCGTATGTGCCAAGGGTTGTGCCAGCAGAGGTTTTGACGACAAATTTATAGTTAAAGCCATAGGTCAACCAAATTTCAGAGGGGGTGCGACCTGACGAATCCAACACAATAGGATTTGAATTTGCAATTGTGCCGTTCACATCTGTGTAGGTAGCCAAGGGCGTGGTTGAACCAGCTTGGTAGGTATAGATCAAACCACCATTCAATGGCAATCCTGTGTTGTCAAAAAATTGTTGGGCATTGCCAACAGGCGAAAGATTAACTGCCATGATGCGTCCTTATGGATTGTTCAAATTGTTGATTTGATTCTTGCCTGTTTGCTTTGTGCCAGCGCCAATTTCTAGGGCTTTTCTTGTTTCTGCTTCTGCCGCTCGTCTTGCTCTCATTTCCATTACGGTAGTGCCTAATTGCAAACCCGGCACTAACAGGTTGCCGCCTTGCTCAACTCCAACCGCAATAGCTTTTTTACCTTTTTCAGCCAAACTTCCAACTAGCGTATTGCTGTTGTTGACAAAACTACCACGCGGTTGAAATTGAGTATAGCCAGCAACATTACCCAATGTTCGTAATTGTGATGCGGCAGCAGGATCAAATATTTCTTGTGTATTCTTAACCGCGTCTAACTGTTTCAATCCTTTGTTAAACCCAGCTTGGGAAAAGTTTGCTTGCTCCCCATAAATGCCAGCTTTATCTGCCAACCAATTAATTGTTCCAGCCGCCATGTGTTGTCTTGCTGGTGAATCTTTGCCCAAATGGTTGACCATGGTTTGGACATTTTTATTTACGCCATTGATTACAAACTTTTGAATAAAAGTGTCAGCAGGAACAATGTCATAAACCGCCGCGTTATAGGCTGGGTCTTTTTTTAGCATATCAAAACGTTCTTTTGCCAAAAATCTAGCGTTATCTGCCAAACCTTTAAGGTTGCCCGCTACACCTTGTTGCAATGGTAATTGTTCAGCAGCTTGGCGGACAAGACTTAAAGCTGTTTTAGCATTGCCATCTGCTGACTTTTCGGCTTTTCTAATTTCTGCGGCAAGATTAGTTCGCAATGCTTCGTACTGTTCAAAAGTCATTTGTTCGCCTTTTTTAAAGCGATCTAATTGATTTCTAATTGATGATGGTAAAAATTCAGTTTTTAATTTTTTAGCAAGCAAGGCATCAGCATTAGTTGCAATTGCTTTTCCATCAACAGGAAACAAACCACCATTTGCATCTTCAAGTCTTTTGTATGCTTCGGTGATTGTTGCGTTTCTAGCACCGTCTATTTCTTTGTATGCGTCAATAATGCCTTGACTGTTCTCTATGGTTTTTGTACCAAAAACATCGGGTGCAGCTTGATTTCTAATTTCTTGAACGTTATCAATTAAATCTTTGTTTTGTTGATTAAACCGCTGGGCAAGTTCCACATCTTTACCGCGTCTGTTTTGCTCTTGGGAAAGTTGCATTACATCACCAGTAGCTTGCCCTTTAGTCAATCGAACTGGAACAGGTAAAGAATCAGCTTCTATGTGGCGCTGAAAGGTTGGCACATTAATTTGGTTGACAGGAAGTTCTTTTAATGCTTGCTGAAGTTCAGGCGTAGCCACAGACAAAGCCTGCTGAATCATAGTTGTATTGGGTGTGGCTGCTGCACCACCGCTTTGCATACCAGTTTGACCGCCTGCTGTGGCTGGTGGCTGCTGTCTTTCAATAGTAACGGTTGGAAGTTTTGCTTTGATGTTTTGCGCGGTTTCTGCGACCACGCCAGCCACTTTGGGAACAACTTTAGGGCCAGCCAACATAGTTATATCAACTGCTGCCTGAACATCATTAGGGTTTAAACCAGTTTTTTCAGCAATCCAATTCACGCCTTTGTGAATATTTTCGCCAATGAATTCCATCGTTTTGGCTGGCAAAGATTGTTTATATGCAGGAGTTTCTTCTAATCCAGTAAATTTACCGGGCTTCAAATATGCCAAAGGGACAGTAGCTTGTGAGGCTAAGTCTTTTGATTGTTCAGGTGATCCACCCATTAACCTAGCAACGGGATATGTGAAAGTTTTACCAATAAATTCAGGCAAAGACAAAGGAATGTCTGCTACTGCTGTAAGAAATTCTGGCAAATCTTGCTTGGCTTCAAATCCTTTTTGCAACACGTTGCCAATGATCTGCCGAACCATTGGCGGCTTTTGCTGAGTAGCGGCTGCCTGTTGCGCTACTTGGGATTCAGGGACGGTTGTGCCTTGTATTAAGCCTAAAACTTCATCTTCTTCTTCAGGCTTTTTTGTCTTTTTGCGTCCAGCAGAAGTCGCCATGCTGCGTGATGGGTAAGCTGGCGCAGGCGGTTCTGTACCACCGCGAATTAAATCTAATACTTCATCAGTCATTACAAAGTCCCATCTTTAATGAGTTTCTGAATGTTTTTATATTTTTGTTCAAACACTTTTCTTTGATCTGAATTTCTTGGATAGCCAATGATTTCATCAGCCATCTTTGCTCGCAAAGCAGGGTCTTTGACTAATTTAGGCAATGACATAAGTTCAAACACCTTATTGTCGGAATTGTTATTCCACATTTGGGTGAAACTTGCCATATTGCTTTCACCAAACTTTCGGGCGTACTTATCAGCCGCAACGCCTTGCCTGTCTCGGTTTTCCATTTCGCCATGTAATTGAATGGCAATCTTTTGCAAAACTTTGGGAGGGTAAACCTCTGAACCTGATGCTGCCGCAGTCATTTGTTTGCCAGCATCTGACGACAAAGCCTGTGGGTTGTTGCCAATTAAAGCAATTTGCAGATTTGCAAGGTTTTTGCTTAATGTTTTATATTCGCTGTCATCAATCAATTTGGTAAAGTATTGTTCAACTTGCAAACCCTTACCAGCTTGGAATCCTTGTTTTGCCAACAATTCATCAGTCGTTGACATAATCTTTTCAAGGTTATTGCGAACAGGCGCAACCGCCCCGCGTTGAGCAATAATATTGCGAACATATTCACCACCAGCGGCTTGCGCTTCTTTTTCACCCAGTTGAAATGACATTTTAGGTTTCCCAGCTACAGGGACAGGGAATCTTGGCGGAACTTGCAGACTGTAATCTGGCAGATTTGTTTGTTCTGCTGGCGACAAGCTTGTAACAACTGCATTTTGTTTTGGCGCAATCACTGACCCATCCCTTACAGGCGCAGACTTTGCTGGCGCTGGCGCAATAGATGGCGCGGCTGATGGTGGTGCGGCTGCTGGTGGTGCGGCTGCTGGTGCGGATGATGATGGGCCTTGTACTGACGGCAACACAGCACCAGATTCGCCAGCTTGATCAGCAAGGCGAGTAGATACGATTCGTCCGCTGGAATCCTTGGAAACAATAATTTGGTTTCCTCCCGCATCTTGCCCCATTGATTCGTTGGGCATAAGTTGTCTGCTGTATGAAAGGCCCGGTAAAGCCACTCCGGGACGAAATTGAGAAAACTCATTTGTTGAGGCATAGTAACCGCCTGTTCCATAATCCACAGCTATGCCGCTTGGTTGTAATGCCGCTGTGCGAGATGCGTCATCCAAGGCTTGAATATGTCTTTCTTTCAAAAACCCGCGCAATCTACCGGGATCATTGATGGCAATATCCAAATATGGTTGCAATAATTTCATGGCTTCATCAGGCTTAATATCTAAATCCTTGGCCATATTCATGCCATTTTGTCTGACCAGATTGATTAACGCTAATTTATCTACGGCATTAGGGTTTTTTTCAGCATCAAGGATCAATTTGTTGTTGATCATTGAAATTTGACTGTCGTTAATTTTCTTTTGTTTAGCTGCAAACAACTTTATACGGTCTTGTTCAGCGGTAGATGCAGAACTTGATGCCGCTGATTTTGATGTGTCAATTCTTGGCCCAGCTGTTTTTTCTGAAACATCAGCTTCAGTTACGGCGCGATTAGCTTCTGCTTGTGCGCGAGCCAATTCTTCAGGAATCAATTGCTGTAATCTGCTTAACTCAGTCCTAGATTTTTGAACTTCTAAAGGATTTATTTGTTGGGCTTGTTGAAATGCTTGCCCACTTCTAGCAAGGTTTACCATGTCAGCAAGTGACATAGACGCAGGAGGTTTTACATTTTGTGCAATAGGGCTAACTGAAAAATCTGCCATTTTTTATCCTTATCTTGCGCTAAAACTTAAACCTTGCGCCCCGCCCATATCTGGGTTGGGTTGAGTAAATCCCGCTGGCGCATAAGTAGTTGGCGCAACGCCATAATTGGTTGGTGGCGCACCTCGTGATCCCAATAACGCAGGCAACATAAATGCATTACTAACGCCTTGTGCGGCGCCTGAATAGGCATTTGCCGCACCAACTTGACCGCCAGCTAATGCATTACCAATTCCAATTGTTGCTTGACCAATGTTGCCAGCGGTGTTTTGTGCAAGGTTAGAAACTTGACCTTGCGCTGTTTGCCCAATACCAGCAATGCCTGCCAAGGTGTTGTAAATGCCTGTTCTTTGAGTTTGGAAACGATTAAACACATTTCCAAATTCTTGACTTGCGGCATTCTGACCGTAGTTTGTCAAACCTTGCAAAGCATTACCGCCAACCAAACCACCAGCTTGATTTGCCAAATTTGTGGTTGCTATATTGCCTTGTTGAAGTCTGAAGTTGTAGCTTGGATCAATGCCTGCCTCAAAATCTGCTTGACCAAACTGCCTAGTTAGATAAGGCTTTATGCCAGCTATGTCACTTAAAGCGCTGTAACCAGCTTCTCTATAAGGGCGCTGTTGTTCACTTTGAATGTCAAACATTGCCCGTTGTTGGGCAATTGCTTCCCTTGTGGCGGCGGCTTGTGTTTCAGCGGCTTGTTTTGACGCTTTTGCGCCCATGTAACCCGAAATAACACTACCAGCTGCTTGTGCGCCTGCAACATACATCCAACTCATATCATTCCCCTTTAATCTTTAGCGGCTTCAATTTATTTGAAGAATCAAACAACGCAAGATCATCTTGTTCAATCATTTCTTTTTCAATTTCATCCAAGTCGGTTTTGTCAGTCTTGTGAAATGTGATGCCAATTGCGTCAGTTACTGCCAAGGTCACCCGCTTAGTGCCGGGCTTGCTCTCAATAATGTCCCCCGCATACAAATGCACCATTCCTTTTTCAGACCACGCAATTATTTCACCTTTAGCGCACAAAAAATAGTGGTCTTGCTTATGAACTTTGCCAATAATCAATGTGCCTGCTGGTCTGGTTAACTTTCTTGCATACATCCCGCCATGAAAATAATGCTCTGTGTGCATGGAATCAGCCACCGCCTGCAATTCAGCTTGTGGCCTTTGCACCATTTCCATTTGCAGTCTTTCAATCTGCTCACGGGTTGGAACATTGTTTAACTGTAAATCGTTCATTGGTTGTAATATGGCACTTTGTATGCCACGCCATTCACAGTGATGTTGATGAAACCAACAGGGTTTGCAGGCAATGTTGCTGACCCTGCTGTGGCAGTAGTCGCACTGGTGAAGTTCAACAGGTTAATGAAGAACTGTTGCCATGCCCTTGTTGGTCTTTTGGTCTGCCCATCCAAAAACTCCGACTGTGGATATGGCTGGCTTTGTGGGTTAGGTAGCATCAGTTTTCCCCTACGGTAGATTTCAAGTTGGCTGAAATTATGACCGCCTTAACAGGGTCAGAGATTGAAACCTCAAACACTCGATCCCGCGCTGTACCCAAACGCCGCCAAATGGCACGGTTTGCATACTTGCCAATCAAGCCAATGGTAGTCCAATGCTCGTTTGACCAAGTAGAACCGCCGTTATCAGACCACCGCAACATAGCTTGGGGGTTTTGCCCTTGTCCCGTAGAAAGACCAACGCCGGGCTGGAATTGAATCTGCAATTCATCAAAATATTCCCGCTGAAAGTCAGCCACCAAATGCGGCGCACGGCGCAAACGCCTAACGTGCTGACCATCATCTGTGTAATTCAGCGGATCAAGTTTGTATATCTTGCCGTTTGAGTAATCCCCAACCAGCACCAAACCTTGGAACTGGGCGCAACAATTACCCCTTGCACGTTCATACAAACCCAAATTGTTTGTATACAACCACTTATGCCACATTCCTGAAGCTACGTCATAAGCCCAAGTAAGGTTAATTGAGGGGAAGCTAATGACATAAACTTCGTGTCCCTCTAACTGATAAGTCCATGCAACAGCATTGCTAACCACTTGATTTGTCAGAGAATTTTCAACCGCATGGGTAGAAATCCTTGTGGGTACATAGCCATTCATTTGCACAATTTGGGCTTGACCGCGTATGTTTCGGCTTAAATATGCAAAAGAATTACCAAGCCGCGCCACGCTAAATTCGGCGGCAATGCCGTGCTGAGTTGATGTGCCGGGAATTCTTTGGAATGGAAATGGGCTTGTCCCTGCATCAATCCAAACCTCGCTAGAAACTTCACCTAGCAAATAAACTTCACGGTGGTCAACAATTAACGTCACCAAGTCATCAGGCGAACCGTCTTTACTTCCAAAACTTAGTGCTGGCGAAATGGGCGACAAAGCCGCAGATGCACCAAATTGCTGTGTATCAGGGCGGTTATACACAAAGTAGTTATCCACAATGTCAACCGCGCTGCCGCTGGTGAATGCCCCATCTGTGCTAGGCAAAACCGACCAATTCAAGCCATACAGCGTTCTTGAAGTGACTGTTTGGGAATTGTTGACCGTGTATGTTCCAACGCCCCCTGTGCCTGTTCCAAGGGCTGTAATGATGGTTTGTGCGGTTACTGTTGATCCTTGAATTGTTTGCCCAACAGACAACGTTCCACTAGTTACCGCAGACACTGTTAGGGTAGTTCCCGCAATTGCCCCAGTAACAACCGCCCCTGCTGTGGCGCTATTCATTTGCGTGGAAGCCACAGTTTGACTTTGGTTAACAGTGTAAGTACCAATCCCACCAGTACCAGTACCCAAAGCAGTGATGACGGTTGCTTGGGTTACGTTTACGCCAAACAACGCCTGATCGATGGCAATTGTTCCATTGGTGATTGCGGTGACCGTTAAGGTTGTTCCGCTAATTGAGCCAGTAAAAACCGCAGCAGATGGGCTAGAAATGCGCCATGTATAACGATTTTGACCATCCACAATATAAACGTTCACGCCGTTGTCGGTGATGCCCACAATGCCTGCGGATGTGTTTAACTGACCCACCATCGTGGCAGTGTAAATAGAAGTTAGGGCGTAGACATACGGGCCACAAACAGCCACTAAAATATCACCGCCCGACAGGGTACGCATTCCCCTGATTTCCTCTTGATTTTCAAATAAAACCAATGCAGTTAGCCCCGGCGTTGGGTACAGCGCCACCACCCCGCGTTCCCCCTGTTGCTTCAAAGGATCAATTTCAGGCACAAAATTGATGCACTCTTGGGCATCTTGGTAGATGCTTGGCGCTTCGTAGGATGGGCCAACAAAGCCAAAATCAGCCATTATCTAAAGCCCCCATCCATGATAAAGCCAGCGTCTTTTGCCCGTCCAACCATCAAGGCATCAGGATAGCGCGACACTTGTGCTGGGCGCATATTAGTGCGCTTGATCGTGGCTTTTGCTTGACCAGCAAAGGCGTTAATCATTGTGATTTGGGCAACAGAAGCCTTGCCATACATAGGCATCAGGCGTTCAGCTAAACACCACCGCAGCGCCATGTTGTAGCCTTGGGGCAATGCGATTGTGTCGTACAAAGAACCAAATGTGCGGAAAATTGTGCTTGTAAACAAATGCAATTCACCAGATGACGGGTTAGGAAACACATACAACGTACCCAAATTTTCGCTGGGTTGGTAGTAAATCATCTTTGCCCACGGGCCGTTCAATTGCTTGATGCCCAAGGATTGATATTCTTCCAAACTCAAGATTGCCACAGGATAATCCAAATAGCCACCAGCTATATTTGAACCGCCTTGCTGCGTAGCCACCCTCACAAACGCTGATTCAATAGTTAGGGGGCGTTCATAGTAAGCAGTAATTGTTGTGCTTGCCACGGTTTGGGAAATGCTAACGGTGTATGTGCCGCCCTCATTGACGTTACCGCCTGCGCCAGTACCAAACCCCACAATGGTTGTTCCTGCCGCGATTCCTGTGCCTGTAATGGTCATGCCCATTGTGATTGCGCCAGTAATTACGCCATTGGCAGGAACGGTTAGGGTTGTTCCTGCAATTGAACCTGTAAAGGATGCACCTACAGACCCAGACGGGCCAAGGGTGTATTGCACAGTATTTTGAACAGTCTGAAAAATGATTTCAGTCTTATAAAAGACCATCATGTTTTCGTTTGACCATTGGGCGCACATATCATTCAGCATATCGAATGAATCTTGTGCATCCTCCGCTGATGGCGATTCGCCAGCCGCCAATGCACCAATATCTTTAAGCGCCCTGCTGATAATGTCGTAAGGGGTTGTCATTTATTACACCTTTGGCACAAATTTCTGTGGTAACCAAGGGGCAACAACAACTCCATTCCCTATCAGGGACGCTAGTTGTTCCTCTAAACGTGATTTTATAAGGTTTATGCCGTTTTGGGTAGTCTCATTTTCAATCCATGATGCCACATCAGATTCGGTCACTTCACCAAAGGGCTTTTTTAGGATTTTGTCGCTAAACCACCAATTGCCCTCAGTTTCCACTTTTTCGCCCGTTTCAGCTTCAGCGGTCACATGATATTTGGCGTGGGTGATTAAGTCGCCATCAGCAGAGATTTCAAGAATTTTCCATGCAAATGTTGTCATGGCATTGCCGCCTTTATTTGGTCAGTTGTTGTAGCCGCATCAATGGCTGTTTGCATAACGGCGTACTTATCACGAATAACTTGCCTTTCCGCTTCTGCCGCTATTGCTTCAGATGGAATAGTTGCCTTGATGTCTAATGGCGCAAACTCAGCAGACCTTGCTGTGCGTCTAGCATCATGGGCTATGTTCTTTGCTTTTTCAATGTTGATAGTAATCATGCTGTGTACTCCCAAGCATTTCTAAATGTGCGGTCTGATGGAATGTCAGCAACATCCACAATCTTATAAGGCTTGCCAGCAGGAACATCTTTAGCGGCTATTTCCTCAATAGTTAAATCGCATTCTGGTGCGGGAATAACAATTGATACACCGCCATCATCAGTTGGGTAAATAATTCTTGAGTTCATGGTTGTCCTTTATCTAAAAATATTAACGCAAATTACTGATTGGTCTTCAAGCGTTTGATCAGAGGCTACATAACTACCAATGCGTATCCCAGATGTTGTAAATGCAACTCCCCTACCAGTAACAATCCTGCCAGATTCATTTACAAAACCAGCAACTGAATAATTAATATCTGATAAAGCTGTGGTTAAGTTAATTGTGTAATCACCAACACCTTGATCTGTAATACTTGTAACATTACCACTTGCTCGGATAGCAACAGTACCTGTGCCATTAAAGTTAACCCAAGCACGACAACCATAAGCAGTAGCAACAGAACCATAACCTGAATTAAATTGCAAGTTAGCGCTTGAGTCTAGCCGCATGACCTCAACACCGCCCTCAGCAAAAGCAATGGTATCTGCCGCAGGAAAGAACATCCCTGTATTGGTATCTGCGCCTTGAATTGCAGGAGTACCAGCAGAACCATCAACACCAGCTATACCAGTTGTGCCGTTAATCGTTACTGTCATTCTGTCACCTCATCTGCTGGCTCTGGTGTGTTGCCCTCTGCAAGCCACTTTAGGTAGGCTTGGTAGTCGGTGTTAGCGGGGTCAAAGGGGATGTATGCGCCATCAGATAAACGCTTAACTGTTGTTGGGTTTTCTGTTAATTTATACATGGTTGATCCTTATAGTTCTATTGATGCTGTAAATGTGGTTGCTTGCGTACCCGAAGTAAAACCACGAAAACCATCTGTATAGGTCAAAGGGTCACTTAAAGCCGTACTGCTTGTCACTGTTGGTGCGGCTCGCATAGTCACGGGAAAACTTCTAAAATTATAAGTGTTCCCTTGGTAGTAGTTATTCCCAAAAGTATAGTAGCGTTGGCAAAGTTGAAGTTCTGTTGTATATGGTCTGTAATCAAAGCTAGTTGCTGTTGAGCCTTTTTCCAACTGTACGCCTGTGATGTAGAAAGTAGCGCCGTTTGTTCCGACTACTGATGTTCCACCACTAGGTGCGTATGGGCCAGCACCAAAACTTCCAGCAACCCAAGCCCCCGCAGTTCCACCAAATGATGTGCCAGCACCCAAGCTAAAGAAAACCCACATCCCCGCACCATTTGTAGCGCCTACCCAAGTTCCAGTTGTGTCTCCAGCAATAGTTATTGAAATACTTGTCCAAGTATTAGCAGAAGATATTGAGTAACTAAATGGATAAAACCGATTACCAGCGTTGTTGTAAATACTTCCACCAAATGTGCCAGTTAAACTTGAATACACTTGAAATGAAATCGTAATTGTTTTTGCGTTTGCAGTTCCAAACCCTAAGTCAGACGTGTTAAATCCTTCTATTGCCTGTTGGATGTAATACAAACCACCAGTACCTACTGGAAACGAAGATTGTGAGGTAATTCCAAGATAGTTACCAAAACCAACTGGCGGTGTTACAGCACCAGCATTTTGCTGTGCTATAAGTTTTCCAGTAGTGCTTTGCCCGACAATCCATCTATCTAAAAAATATCCACTAATTGTGTTTGCGGATGCCGCCCCCGCATTCCTTTGGTCAATCACCATTGCACCATTAATAATGCGGTTCTTGAAGCCCATTGAAGAAGCAGAATTAAACTGCCCATCAAGGGTGATGCCTGTTGTTCCTGATATTGCTATGGTCATGCTAATTGCTCATCTGTTGGTTTAGGCAATGTTGGGTGTTCCCACTTTGCAATGTAGTCACCTTGACCATCATTTTGCAAATGGATAGTTCCAACTAAACCAAAATCTGCGTCAATGAGTTGCGGGTAGATTGCTTTGATTTTGTCGTAAAGTGTCATCATGCGCCCCTTACCATTGATGCGGCAAAATAATATAAATCAGGTCTTGATGCCAAAGTTGTGTAAGAAGAACCTTGATTTTGAAAGACGTAATATCCAATGTAATCTGATGAACCATTTAAATACACTAAACAATTCACCCCTAAAACATTACCATTACTATTAAATTGAGCAGCACATGATTGATAAATTGCGCCATTTTTATATATACTGCTTTGGTTATTAGAAGCAGAAGTTGCCACATACCAAGCGGCATTTACTTGGTAATACCCCGCTACGTTGGGTAAGAATGAGTATGCTGGAATGCCGCCAACAGTAGAACCTGTATTGTTATAACAAGATGCAGTATCAAACAATTCTGTGTTTGCATTAATAATTGTAAATGTACCATTTGCAACAGATTGTGCGGCGCTTGGGGAAGCACTAAACGCAGGGCCATCAACGCCTGCTGTTGCAGTTATTAACGGTAACGTCAGCGTGAAGTTGCTGTTTGTATTAGGTGCGGCAATGGTTAGCGTTCCTGTGCCGCTTGCATTACCTGATATGGCTACTTGTGACATTTCTTATCCTCTAAACAACAGTCCAAACAGAACCAGTTGAAACTGTGACAGTGATGCCCGTGTTAACAGATACTGTTCCTGCACTTAATCCATTGTTGCCAGCGGCAATTGTGTAATTGGCTGAAACTGTTTGGGAGTTAATCACAATTCCATTGCTGCTAATCTGTGCTGGCGCTGTCAATTCACCCTTGCTTGGGTTGTACTGAAGTTTTGTGGATGACACATATTCTGTGCTAACCGTGCCAGTTGTGGCATCTGCAAACAATGGATAACGTGTGGCATTGGTTGTTGTGTCATCCGATATGGTGACCGCTGTGCCTGCCGTTGCCCATGTAAACGCCGATCCACTCCAAGTTAACGCTGTGCTTGCTGTGGTTGGCGCAACAATGAATGAAGTCGCGCCTGCACCTGTTTGGAAAGGAATCTGATTAGCCACGCCGCCAGCAATGTTAGTTGCCGTTGTTGCACTTGTTGCGCTAGTAGCTGTTGCCGCATTGCCGCCAATTGAAAGACTTGTTGCCGTACCCGTTAATCCTGTACCCGCACCGCTAAATGATGTAGATGTAAAAACGCCTGTAGATGGATTGAATTGCAATTTGGTGGAACTGACAAACTCAGTTGTCAGATTGCCCGTGGTCTGATCTGCATACAACGGGTATCGGGTTGCATTGGTGGTTGTGTCATCAGTGACCGTTGCGTAACTTGATGGGGTAACCCATGTGGGTGCGCTTGAACCATTGGATTGAAGAACTTGACCGTTTGTGCCAGTTGACCCATTAACAGCCAATGTGCTTGTCAACGATAAAGTTGTGAAATATCCAGCGGCAGCAGTTGTTGCACCGATAGACATATTGTTAATTGTGCCAATAGAAGTTGGGGCAATTTCAACTGAATTAACGCCTGTGGGCTTTATGTGGACATGACCCGTACCCGTTGGGCTAATGTCAATCTGTGCATTTGTTCCATTGATATTGGTGGAAACACTTAATGTAAGGTTATCACCACCACCCGCACCCCAAGACAATTGACTTGTACCGCCTGAATTACGCAAAGCCCCGCCAGCACTTGTTGCAGCCTCAAAAAATGGGCCAACAAACTTTGTCGTTGCGGTGATGGTCGTGCCTCTAATTGTGTTGGCAGTTGTCCCGCCAATCGCTGGTGGCGCAGACAAATCCAACGCGCCGCCCAATGTCAAATTGCCTGAACTGGTAACCGTGCCACTTAGGGAAATTCCCGACACTGTGCCTGTACCGCCAACCGATGTAACCGTGCCTGTGGTTGGCGTAGCCCATGAGGGAACGCCTGAAGCCAAGGTCAAAACCTGACCATTTGACCCAGCCGCTAAGAATGTGGTTGTGCTTGGCGCTGATTGGTAGGGCAATGATCCTAATGCCCCGCCAGCCAAATTTGTGGCGTTTGTGGCGCTTGTTGCGCTTGTGGCAGTAGCTGCATTGCCCCCAATGGATAAACCGCTTGCAGTGCCTGTTAGATTCGTTCCTGCGCCACTAAAATAAGAGTTGGCTGTGACTATTGTGCCAGTGACTGCCGCAGCAGTTGACCCGCCAATGGTTGTTCCATCAATTGACCCGCCTGTAATTGCTACTGAATTGGCGTTTTGGGTGGACATTGTGCCAAGCCCAGAAACTTGCGTGTTTGCAATTGCAATTGCGGTATTGGTGACTGAACTAACCTGACCTGATGCGTTGGTGACAAATACAGGCACAGATGAGGCAGAACCATACGTTCCAGCAGTTCCCACAGGAGTGATGCTAAAAACGTAATTGGTTAAAGTTAAACCTGTGCCAGCGGTATAAACCGCAGTATTGGAAAACCGCACAAAGGTGATGGCGGTGACCCCAAGAGTCCCGCCCGGCAAATTGGTGTTCACCCACGCAGACCCTGCCAATGTCACGCCATCCAAAATAAACAAATAGGCAGATAGCAATTCGTTGTAAGTGTCAGCATCGGTGGATCGAGTCCATGCGCCAGCCGCCGCCACATAAATGCCGTTATTTGCACCTGTTGTTTGGTCTTTTACCAATATGCGGTTTCCCGCTGTCAAGGTCACATTCCAATCACCGCCTGCTTGTACACCCAAGCCTGACAACGTAATATTGCCTGTGGTGGTGTAGTTTGCTGGCGCTTTAAACGCCAAACCTTGGGCAATTGCGTCCACATAGGCTTGATTCACAATGGAAGTCGGGCCAGATGG